CCTCATAGGTAGTATACTCACTGACAGGTAAATTAAGGGCAGGAAGACTGCTTTTATTCGCAAGCATACCAATCATCCCTATATGTCCTATACCTAAGACACCACCTAACCCTAGGGCAAACCACTTATTCATATGAGCATAACAACTATATTATATATCTACTTCTTATAAGACATTATCTTAGCAACCTTCTTAGCCCTTAATGACTTTGCTGCCTCTGTGTCTTCTTTTACTTCATGTGGTATTACATTACCATCAGCATCCTTCTCATGATGCTCTTCTAGAGGAACAACCTTATACTTAACACCTGTTTCCTCACCTATCATAGTAAGAATTGCAGCTTGTTGATCCCAAAGATATGATTCTACCTGTTCCTTAGTCGCTTTACATGCTTCTGTAGTATGCTTCATAGAACCACACTTCTTGCAGCACTCTTTACCTTCTTTAGCAACTAAAGTAGTGTCTCTGATAGCAGCACCATGTGTCTGCTTATCACCAGAAGAAAGATCACCTTGGCCAATAGTCATAGAACCCTTGAGAGCAACAGGAGGTCCACCATCATTAGCACTGTCATGTGTCTTGGTATTCTTTTCAGTGTTATCAGTCACACCCAACTCTGGTATAACAGGGATTGAAGTAGAAGTATCAAGTTCTACAGCAGGAAGTTCTCCAATAGCAGTCTTAAATGCTGCACCAGTTCCACCACCTTGCTTCTGTCCTGTTGGTATGCCATCTTCTTTGATGGTACTGTTTTGGAAGCAATCGCCACCCATCCAGTTTTCATACATCTTCATCAAATTTTGTGAATACTCATCATTTGCTGTGACAGTATTAACGGCTCTCTGTTTTTCCATTTTAATAATAGACAGTCTCTTCTAGGATCTATTTATATCCCTAATATCCTTCACCCACGCACGAAACATCTCACCACCCTCTGTGACACAGATAACATAGTTCACACCTGACCTATGAATGGTTCCTTTTTGTCCTGTAAGGGCATTCATTACATAGTCACCCTCAACAAACACTTCCTTCTTCCTATAGTTCTGACGTAAGGCCTGCTCACGGATCTTTTTAAAGTCTTTCATTTAAAATTCTTAGGTAAGTTTGATGCTATCTCTGACATCATTATAACACATTCCTTATCATTTAGACTAGGTATACCAAGACGAAATGCTTTAAAATCACCAGCAAATGCTGCTCTCCTCATCTTAGTACCAGACATAGAGAATGTATCACCATCTGCATCCCTAGAACCTGATGACATGATCTCCAATTTACGAAAGGAAAAATCCTTATCATTACCATTATACTTATGAAGAAATTGCATTGCCTGAACCCTATCAGATCCTACAAGAAAGAACACCTCATCATATCCAGCCATCATTAAATCTTGCATAATAGCAACTGGGTCTCTAGGACCACTATGAATCTTACCTTTATATTCTGGGAACATCTTATTCATCCAGAATAATTTTCTGTCTGGTGGAAGTGGGTTCTTACCCTTCAAATCATGTGTCTGTGATATGTAAATACGATAATCATTTGTTCCAGCAATGCGTTTGACACTCCTAAAACTGTCCCTATGACCACTAGTGGGTGGTTGGAACCTACCAAATGTAAAATAGCACTTGTTACACTTTAACGCCATTGCTTCTGAAGGGTAAAGTTATTAAAGGCAAACTCAAGACGATTAACAAACTTGATCATGTCTCCATCCTTATGTAGAACATAACCTTCTGGACCAGTGACCTTATATCCTTTCTCAGTCTGAACATAAGTTCTAAAACTTTCTAGATGATCTAACTTATCAATCACAAACTGCTTGATCTCTTGAAGTTCCCTATACAAATCAAGCATTGCTTTAAACTTATCTTGATTATCTCTAAGATAGTTCTGACTATTATGAACTAACTTACTTTTCTGTGCCTTGGTTGCTGGTGTCTTAAGTTTATCAAGCATGGCCTTGGTCTTATCATAATAAAAATTATAAAGACCACTGAATGCTGTGTCTACATTGGTAATGTTACGGCGTTCTCTGATCTCTGCGTTAAAAAACTGCTTCAAATAAGATGCAACATGCCATTTTTGATCTCCTGTACTACCAGTATTAGTAACCAACTCATCAAGAAAATCCCCACAAGTACCACACTTCTTTTCAATAGATGCTACATGAGTATCAAAGGTTCTTTCTTCAGCATGATTCAATCCAACCTTATCCATTGGAGTATCATTGTCTACAATGAATACATTAGGATCACTATTAAATCTAACACCACCAGTACCTGCTCTAGCAGACATATTTTCTAACAATTCTGGTTGTCCAATATCTCTTGAATCTCTACCTCTATAATGTGTATGGAATACTATACCAATCTTCGCTGCCTTTGCTCTCTTACCTATCTCATGGTCTATAGGTACACCATAGGTAATAGTATTAGGTCTAAAAGTATATAATCTTTCTCCATGAACTGTCTCTGTTTTCAAATCTCCTGAAGTAAAGAGAAGATCACCCTGTATTACACCATCAATACCAAGACCTTTAAAATACTGCAAGGCAAGTTTCAATTTTATTGCTAGATCTGCTTTATCTCCATACCATCTATCAATCTGATCTGGAGAATAACATAACTTAGGATCCTTATTAAAAACTGCCTTAGTTCCAACAAAGAACAAACCATTCTGAGGATCCTTACCACATACTAAAGAAGGTGCTCCATCCCACTTGGTCTGCATAAAACCTGTACTGTTATCACAACCAAGCATCTTCCTCAGTTCCTGTAAAAAAGCAACAGCAGCCTTACATCCCTCAACTCCATAGTTGAGCATCTCATCTTCCAGATGTTCTAAGTGTTTTAATTGAGTTACGTTTGCCATCAGGATATCTTCATAAAAGTAGCAGAATTATCAGACTGTGAGGATGCATAGCGATAAATGGCAGTTGTTATTTCATTTCTCTTACTATTACTCTCACTATAGATTGCTTCAACCATCTTCATACCAAGGTACTTAGAGAATAACCACTTAGCACCCTTACTTTTAATACTTGCTACTGAAACATCTTTTGCATCACCAGATACATTATGTTTTATTGCTATTCTACTGATTTCATCTGCCATTTTCTGTTCTCCAGCAGGTGTTTTTGAAGCAGCAGCTGCTGCTTTGACAGTATCATAACCAGAATAACCATTACTACCAAGGAAAGGCTTCTTAAATACTTCATTCATAATCTGACTTAATACACCACCACCCAATTTACCATGTTTTGCTGCTCCACCTATGATCTCACCTTGCCATGTCTTACCAGCAGTATCAGTAGCACGGAACTGTATGCCATTTTCAACTCCAAATATGTAAACATCCATAGAGTTTAATAATCCAGGACTTCCTGGTTTCATACCAGCACCATCAAATGTTTTTGTCTCCTTAGCAGCACCAGTCTTATTAAATTGCTCCAAGCTACCACTGGAATCTGGCTTCAATGCTTTTAATGATATTCCAACTAGATTCTTGTCATCAAGATATGTCTCCATCAATGGATTAAGAGTAGCAAAAGTTTTTTTCTTCTTTATGTCTCTCAACATATTACTTTCAGACTGTCTATCACAGAGATAAATGTCAGCAGGAGTCCACTTGTTTAAATTAGAGAACCCAAAATCTCCTTCTGTTTGCTTCGCTGTCCTATTGACTCCTACAAAATGCTCTTCAATACCTTCTACTATTCCCTTACCTCTATAAAACTTATAATCTCCACCCTTATACACAGAATACAAAGTATTAGCAGTAGAAATTGAAGTATTTAACCAGTTTGGATTATCCTGTAAAAATTTACAAACTTCTTCCATTGTAGCAGTAGTATTAACCTTACCTTTTACTGGATCAAAGGCACAATTAGTACATCCCCAATCACTTGCTAAATTTTTATTCCCCATACTAAAACGCACTGCTGTTACCCAACAAGCAGCACTCTCAAACATCTCTGTTGCTTTGGCTCCAGCACCTGAACCACCAGAACCACCACCAAACGCAGCAGTCTTTTTTATTTTAGTAAATGGTATCTTCTCATCAGTCTGGTTACTAGTATAGACTGCCCTGAGACATGCCTTACGAGAATACTTTTGTTTAAATCCATTCTTATCCTTTGGATCATCAAAGACCATCTCATCATTAAAGACTGCTTCACAATCATCAAGAAGATCATCAAACCCTTCAACATCAGCAAATAATACTACTTCTCCTTTTTCACACTCAATTTTTTTAGACATCCATATAGAATGGAAGACAGTCATCAAGTGCATATCTCCATCTGGTCTATAGTTACCTAACTTCCTCCAATCAATGTTAGCCATTAGTCCACGCAGGTCTCCACATGGTATTTAGATTACCATGCCATGCTCTTCTCTTAATATCTTCTTATATGGTCCATCAGGGTTAGCATCTCTTACTTCCTTGACCAATTTAATCTTCTCATACAATGGTTCAACCAATGGTTCTCCTCCGTTCTTACGAGAC